TGGGTAAGTATCACCTTAGGTTAGTGCAAATTGTTCTAAATGCAGTCTTACTTAAATATATGAGAAAGAGACAGATTACCCTTTACAGGAGTTGTCCACTTAATGGCTTATTGCGTATTCTGCTAGCACTCTTTCTCCAATATATATATCACCAGATAATTAAGGAAACTTATTAATAGAGGTTTCACGCTGGCACTAAGACATATATATTGTTTAAAAATATGGGAAATAACGACAGGGTTCAGTATGAATGTTTATTAATGCACTAATAAACAAACCTGCATAATAGCGTTGAAAGTAGGCTACTGTTCTTTTTAGTCACTATTCTTGATACACAAATCACACCTCATACATTTGTACATTGGTGATTTAGTACGGCACATCAAAATACCGGATTCATTACAAGGTGCTTATCCCCACCTACGAAGACATTAGCACTTACGTTGTTTCCCAATAAATTTTTAGGCAGACTGTAGTTGTGAGTAATGACATATCAGGCTCCATCACAGAGTTCAATATCATGACACAAATCTGCCTAAATGTAAGCGGAACAATTATTTCACATCTCGGCCACACCGAGTGTTAGAGTTCTGCAGCTCTCTGCTTCACTAGTCCAAGCCCATAATTGTCCCACATTAATTGTTTTAGGGTTAGCATGTTTTTGATTATTATTAATTTGAATAAACTCTCAAATACTTTAAGCCAACCCTAATAAAAGGGGTGAGAGAGAGATACAGCGATGGCTCATGACACCAATACACTCTCTCTTCGCAGTCTAGTTGCGGGGGTAGGAATCGAACCTACGATCTTCAGGTTATGAGCCTAATGAGTTACCACTTCTCCGCCCCGCTAAGTTTTTATTTTATTATGATATTTATTGATACTAATTCTAATAGCAGCACTATAAGATATATTACCAAGATCTTTAGTTATTAAGTTTAATTTATTTAATATATCTTTATCAATAATTACAGATAATTTTGTTTTACCAAAGTTATTTAACTTCATTACTCCTCCTTGCTGGTAATGTTGGCATTGGAACTACTACACCAAATTAATTAAATATACAAGCGACAGATAGAACTCGACATGAACTATCTGTCACTTATGTTATGACATACAACTCTTTACCCAAACGTAAAAGAGCTATTATAAATATTAGGAGGATAGTTTTATGGGCTAACTATTCATCACCATAATAAGATATAAGGTATGCTACGACACTCATTAGTATCGCCATACATAGTAGTAATATAGATATATCATTCATGCACTTCTCCTTGATGTTGTTTGGTGGGAGTTTATACTATATAATACCACACTCTTAGGATATCGCAGTATCATACGGTAAGTACAAGAGAAGAGAGTATAGATGGGAAAAGGGACAGAATTACTGCCCCTTTAGCTCAATATACACCATCTTGACCCATGATTACTTCTTTGTGATTGTTTAGTGATATCTTTTCTTTAGCCATGTTATCACGAAGAGTTATCCATTCTTCTTTTCTCTTAGGCTTATCAGTCTTAGCTCTTGCGTTACAAATAGCTTGAAACTCATCAGAGAAAGCATTCAGTCTCATTCTAGCCTTGCCTCTTGATGCATTGCTACGACCTTCTTGACGACCACTGTATTGCATATGTATTAAGGCATCAACGATTACCTTGAATGCATTCTTTGCATCGTCTAGTGTTTCTATAATTGGCATTTCAAATAACATAGTATCTTTCCTTTATATTAACTAAATAACATATAATACAAATGAAAAATAACGTAATTACAAAACTAAAAACCCCTAGTTAGGGGGGTACGTCTGTGTAAAACACCGTATACCAAAATGCCACAATTTTTAAACCTTTTTGGAATTCTAATATTTTTTATATATTACCCACCGTAGATTCAAAAGAATATCAGCCTTTAAGTACCCCTGCAATGGTTCTGCTGTTAGGTTCAGAAGTCGGGTTGTAGATCCCTCAAAATAGTTGGATTGAGTTGTCCCCGATACTACACAAAATTGCTGGAATATAAGTCTTAAGTATGGGAGAAATAACTGGCTTAGGGTGAAATTTTCAGTTAAATAACCAAAATGCTCAGGGGAAAAGTGTATCTACTCTTGTATTTTATTTGTATCTTATCATATGAAGATATATAAGCTAACTATTGGCATTGATGAAAAAAATGAACAGGTTGAGTTTATTCAAGAAGAGCAATATGACGTAAAAGATACTCCTAAGGTTGCTATTCCAGAAGAATTGGATCCTAATATAGGAGTGCAAGAAGAAGATTTTGATAGCTTTATAGATATAATAATTAATAGTGAATTTACTATAATAGGTAAGGCTTAAGAAACTACGCCCCCTGTCGGGGGCTATATTATGAGACATTATAAAGTAAATAAAATTAATCACACTGTATTTGAATCTATGGATGAAGTCCCATCGGATATAGAAGTAAAAGAGCGGTGGCGTTCTGGAGAAGTAGGAGATTGGGTATTAGCTGATGATGGCTGTATCATCCAAGTTCTTAGAAGAGGGTCTATGATGCGTGATAAGGGTAAAGATAGAGTACGCAATTATATAGGCACTTGTACAGGAACTTTTGTATGCCTTCCACGTATCAAAATGGATACATCCAGAAGAAAAAATATATACTCAATTGGTGGGGAAATGTCTGCTGAGGAACGAGTCGCATCCCGAACTACGCTCTCAAAAAACGAAATACTGTTTGTTCAGTATTTGTCTTCAGGACTCACCGCACAGCAATCGTATCTCAAGGCATTCCCCACTAATAATCCACACTATGCAAATACTAAATCATCTAGTCTAATTAAAACAGAAAGGATTATAAAGGCTATGAAAAAAGAATTAGAACCAATTGTGAAAGAATTGGGCATTAGCCCAAAGTATATCCTGGATAGGATAAAATCAGAAGCGGATAATAGTGATAAAGCCGATACTCGTTTAAAGGCTTTATTTAAATTGTCAGACATATTAGATCTTGAAGATAAATCTAGTACAAAAGTAACACAAGTAACGGGAGCGTTATTTCAAGGCTTTACTGAAGATCAGATAGAAGCCGCAGAGCGTCCAAAGGAGTTAGAAGTATGAAATTTTGGTTGCAATCATTATCAGAAAACGGATTTGATGTATTTACATTGGTATATATAGCAGTATTATTAATACTATACCATTACTTACTTAGGTGGTTTTTGCTTAAATGGTTTAAAAATTTAGAAGAAAAGATAAATAAACTACTACATAGTATAGATAACTTATAGTTTTTGCTTTATAATTGCTATTATTTGTATAATAAAGTACAATAAATGGCAAATATTAATACAAAAGTTGTATCAAAGGCTGAAGAACAGCTAGAATTAGCTAGAAAAGATCTTATAGCCTTTGGTAAGTTATTCCTTCCAGAGGACTTTATGCGTTCTGAAACCCCATTCTTTCATTATGAGGTTACGGATGCATTAATGGACAAGCAATACAGACAACTTGCTGTGATTCTTCCCAGGGGTCATGGTAAGACTGTATTGACAAAATGCAATATAATGCATGATTTTTGTTTTGCTACAGAACCTTTATTTTATGGTTGGGTTGCTGCATCTTCTAAAATATCCGTTCCTAACCTTGATTATATAAAGTATCACATAGAGTATAATGATAAAGTGAGGTATTATTTTGGGGATCTTAAAGGAAGAAAATGGACTGAGGATGATATTGAATTATCCAATGGCTGCAAACTCATATCCAAATCTAATCTTTCGGGTATTCGTGGCGGTGCTAAGTTGCATAAAAGGTATGATCTTATTGTTTTGGATGATTTTGAAGACGAGAATAATACTATTACCCCTGAATCCAGGTCAAAGATTTCAAATCTTGTTACAGCGGTTGTTTTCCCAGCTCTTGAACCTGCAGACGGTAGGCTTAGAATTAATGGAACACCTGTCCACTTTGATTCATTTATTCAGAATATACTTGTTGGATACGACAAAGCAAAGAAAGAAAAAGAAGCCTTTAGCTGGAAAGTAATTACTTATAAGGCAATTATGGATGACAGCACTCCTCTTTGGCCTAGTTGGTTTGGTCATAAAGAAATGGAACGTAAAAAGAAATTTTATGCTGATTCTGGTCAGCCTCAAAAGTTTTATCAAGAATATATGATGGAGGTTCAAAGTGCTGATGATGCTATATTCACAAGAGATCACATAAAGCATTGGGATGGGAGCTTTACTCATGATGAAGAAACGGGGCTATCCTTCATTACGCCTAATGGGCAGGATCCTCAGCCCTGTAATGTTTTTTGCGGGGTGGATCCTGCTACCGATAGTGCAAGAAGAGATAGTGACTTTTCTGTATTAGTAGTAGTAGCTGTAACTCCTGAAAATAATATCTATGTATTAGACTATATTAGAAAAAGATCTATACCAGTTGTGTCTATACTTGGAGAGGAAAGAAAAGGAATTGTAGATTATATGTTTGACTATGCAAGAACCTTTCATCCCTCTCTATTTACTGTAGAAGATACTAGTATGAGTAAGCCTATATTCCAAGCATTACAATCAGAAATGCGTAGAAGAAATGATTTTAGCATTGGATGGAAAGCAGAAAAGCCTGGGAATAGAATGAGTAAACGTGATAGGATACAGGAAGTCCTTGCACAAAGATTTGCAGTAGGTCAAATACATTTAAAGAAAGAAATGTATGATTTACATAGAGAGATTATAACATTTGGCCCTCGTATGGCTCATGATGATACTATTGATGCATTAGCTTATGCATGTAAGTATGCACATCCACCAATGAATTCTAAAAAGAATAAAGATGGGAATTGGTACAAAAGAAAACCTAAAGTAAGAGATTGGATTTTAGCATAATGGCTGACACTAATAATAGAGTTTTTAATGCAATGAAAACTGTCTCTGCAGATAATACAAGAGCAGAACTTTTTCCTCAGGAAATAGACAAAAGCACTAAGGGAATACATAATGCATTAATGGCTGCTGGTATGACTCCTGCATTAGGGAATGTTGCTGATTTAGCAGATGCTACTCTTTATGCATTAGAAGGGGAATTTGGTAATGCAGCTTGGTCGGCTGCTGCGGCTATTCCAGTTATAGGACAGATGGTTTCTGGGAAAAAAGCTTTAAAAGCTGCGAAAGAATCTGGTGAAAGAATATTTACTGTATATAGAACTGCTGAAAAATGGCATCCTGGTAAAATGGTTAGAGATGGTAAGTTTACTGGAAGTTTACCACATGAGATTTATACTACATTGCGAAAAGATGTAGTAGAAAATTACAGAAAGGGTATGGTAAAATATAATAAGAAAAAAGATATAAGTCCTATTACGCTAGAATTTGAACTTCCAGAATCATGGCTTAGAAGAAATATGAAAGAAATGTTAAAAGAAGGGTGGGATAAAGGTAAAATGCATGAATTTCACACAAACCCTATTCCTAAAGAATTTTTAAAAAAGGTTCATAAAGATGGCTGATCCAGTAAAAAAAGCAAAATATCCAGAATTAGCTAGGTTTGTTTATGATCATGTAGATATTCCAGGTTATGAAAGAACATATGTTCCAGGAGAATCTGAATTAACATCAAGATTATTAGGATTACC